AATCCCCCTGCCGGGTTATCCGGTGCATCTCTGCCTTAATGGCGTCCATCGCTTTTTCTTTTGAGTCGTACCGATCCGGCAGCCGTTTACGGGGCGTACTGCCGACCTCTTCTTTTATTTCCTCTGCTTTTTCATGGTCGTACCAATGTGCAGTGCAGCCATTGAACTGGCGTTTTTCCGGCCCGGATACCGTGCCTGTAACGTACCCAGGATAAGCCGGTATATTCTCTTGAGGATGCTGGATATTAACGGGTTCCAGCACCCTGCCAGTCATGGTCTTTACCTGTCCACGGGGCGCAAAAACCAGTAGTGAATCCACCGGCTTACACACCGCATCATGCAGATCCGCCAGCCGGTGCAGAAACTTCAGATCCGTTTCTTCCGTTTGATCCATATGATCGATAGGCAGACCACCCAGGCTACCGTGGATTCTCGGACTAAAGCCGTGCTTGCCAGCAATCGCCCCCACAATCCCTCCGATAGTGGTATTCATCCAGCTTTTTGACTGCGCCCGTTTTAACTCGGTCGGGTCTTTTGCATCAAAGCGCGCTGCTGTACCGGTCATGGTCAGGGTGTTTGGATACAGGGACTGGCTGACCCGCTGCAGCTTGAACCGCCCCAGGTCAACCACAGCCCCCTCCTTATACCCCATTCTGCAACCAATAGTCTGGCCTGTTTCCGGCCAGGCTCCAATATCCCCAGCCGCAATGGTAATGGTGATACTGTCAGACTCCATGCCTGCCGCATCAACCACCGTGCAACTCATCAACCGAGGGTTAACAATACCGGCCACGGCCCCGGTGATCTCACACACTGGGGTTAAATCCCTGATCTCTGACATATCAATCCCACACCATGATACGCGTCACCTCTGGTTCTTCTGGCAACTGAGGCAATCGCAAGATAACGCCGCTATTAAATATCGGCCCCTGTTCTGCCGCGTGCTCATTGAGTCGCCAGAAGGCATCTGTAATTCCTTCATCATTGCGGCCTAATTCCCGCCAGAGCAAACTATCAACCGTGTCACCATGTACGGTTCTGACTGTTTTACCCGTCATGCGTGATACTCCTGCAGCTCAACCTGAAACGTTGTTTTAATAGCGACACCATCATCAAGCAGGCGCGTTCCGGTTTCGGTGACTCGAACCACCATCCATAACCCCAGCACAGTACCGTCCCCTTTAACCACGATCTGCGGCTCTTGATTAATAAAGCCCCGTAGCCGATCCAGAGTACTACCTCCGCTATTTCCCAGGATCTGCCCATTAATACTGATGGTCTGCAGCGGCTTGCCGGTACGTTGAGTCGCGGGGTACTGACCCGCGCGATCAATCGTAGCCAGGCCTGATTCAGCGGTGCGCGTAATTGTTTCGTAATCCGTGTCTTGATAGACACTGAAAATAAAGTCGCTAATCGCTAACATCTGTCTCACGACATAATCTCCATACTGTCATCAATGCGACCGCCCAGCGTCGGGCTGAGTGCAGGCATCAGATGCGTATTAAACAACGCCTTTATCTTCTGAACGGCCAGCTCAGCAACCTGTTCAGCATTGGCACCGGGCGGCGCATTAATGGTGATCTGAGGACTGAACTGAATATTTTGCTGACCTGAACCCGCCACACTCACCTCACGGCTGGATTGATCGATCTCGCTATTGATCTGTTGCAGGGCACTGCCTGTTATCACCGATCCGGCCTGTTCATCGGCTTCAGCCAGTTGCTGTTTCAGGGGAGTATCCCGCAGCTCTGTTTTAAGAGCGGTTTTCAGCTCGGTGTTAAGGTGGCTGACAGTATTTGTCTGTGTGCTTTCTGCAGATGATTCAGCCGTGCTTGATGACGACTGATCTGCTATTAAGGTCTGATTTGTGGCGTTATGGGTTTCATTCTTAGAATCTGAACGGAACCATTCCATCACTTTAGTGGCGGCCCAACTACCGGCATCACCACCAAACCAGCCACCCAGACCGGCACCAATGGCCGCACCGATGCCTGTACCAATGACCGGCACGATAGAACCAATGGCCGCACCGGCAGCCGCTCCACCAGCGGCACCTCCCCAGCCTCCAGCCATATCACCAACCGCTGCAGCGGCTTCCATCTCATCACCGGAAGCGACAGCCGATACCAGATTGCCGGACTGAATCACGGTGTCTAAAGGACGAATCACCTTACCGGCCATCCCCAACAGATCACCGGCTGAACCAGACAGCGCCCCAAGTATATCCGTGGCCATACCGGTAAAATCACCGGCGGCATCCAGCGTATCCGCCACCGCTTCCGGCGCGACCAGCATAGCGGCCGCACCGGCACCTAAACCGGCCAGCGGTTTAAGCCAGTCCACCGCCCGACGGAAGACACTGGTGTGCTCGCTTTCGGATTCTGTATGACGGTCTGACTCTATGCTGTTACTGGATTCAGTGCTGTTACTGGATTCATTACGGGTTTTTGTCGCCTCTGCAGAGGAATAAGCATGACGACTTTCGGTATGGAATTGCGAGGTTCGATCAGATGACAAGTGCGATTCAGTCGCCCGGTGACGCTCCGATGTATGCTGTCTATCAGAACGAGAGGTCGAACGCTGATCAGCACCACGACCACCGGCAAAGCTGTTCATCGATGCCGGGCCAGCCAGCCCTCCAGCCAATTGCTCCAGGGCCAGATGCCCCAGATCTTTAGCAGCGGCCCAGCCTTTAACGGCTAATCCGGCCAGTCTGCCTCGTTTTCGACGGGGCTTGCGGGTATCTTTTCGCTCTCCTGAATCATCGTATTGACCCGGTTTTTTATCCGGTTCAGTATCCTTTTGTCCGCGCCGATCCGGGTCAGAGTCTCTATGGCCACGGCTATCATGACCATCACGACTATCACGCCCATCAGGCAGATCACGTTCCGTGGCACCGCCTCGCTTACGGTCTGAATCCCTCTGCCCATCACTGCCACCCGGATCAATACTGGCGGTACGGCCTAACGCCCGGTTAAAGCGTTCCAGCGCCCGAGTGGCCAGACTGGCTTTGTCTGCCGTTTCATCTGTGGCATCAGCCAGCTTCGATTCTTTTTCAGCGGTTTTAAGGGCTGACTGTGCCCGCCACTGTTCCACTTTGGCCGATGCCAACTGCCAGCCGAACATAACCGTTTTATAACCGACATAAGCAGCAGCCAGCCCGGTAACACCCGTGGTCACCAAACCACCGGCTTCGGCCACATCCGCCAGACCACCAGCAACCCAAGCCACACCATCGGCTACGGGAGCCACCACCGGCAGAATGGAATCACCCAGCACAATACCCAGCCGATCCAGCGCCCGCCAGGCGGAACCCAGCCGGTGCTCAGAGACACTGGCCCGGTTTTCGTATTCCTCTAACGCTGAGTTTTCGTATTCACTCTTTTCTGAAGTCAGCTCAAAGGCTTGCTGCAGCAACTGCTGATTTTTCAGCAGCGGCATAATTCCGCCTTTGGACTCTTCACCAAAGATCTGGCTGATCAGGGCAGACTGTTTTTCTACCGGCGCATCAGCCAGAGCAGCGAATACCTCTTTGACTGTACCGACCGCATCGGTCTGCATATCAAAGGCCAGCGCCCCGGAGTCTAACCCCAGATCAGCCAATGCCGTTTTCTGACTACTGGTGGCCGCTTCGCCTTTGGTTAAAGCCCCAAGTAAGTTTTTCAGAGTGGTGGCTGCGACTTCCTCAGACGCACCACCGGCCAGCAGAGCACCGGCTAAACTGGCAGTCTGGGTTTCGGTCATGCCGGATGCCGTAGCCACAGCGCCCTGACGCTTCAGCACCCCGGAAATATCCCGCGCCTTAGCGTTCATGTTGTTAGAGACATGATTCACCGCATCGGCCAGCTGTTCTGCCTGTTGCTGATTCAGGCCCATACCGGCCCGCCAGGCGGCCATGGTTTCACCGGCTTCAGCCGCTTCCATATCAAAAGCCACACCCATACGGGCAGCGGCCCCGGTAAACCCGGCCAGATCCTCTTTCTTAATACCAGACTGACCGGCAGCCGAGGCAATCTGAGTCAACTGCTCAGGCGGGATATTCACCTCCACCGCTAAACGCTGCAGGTGGCTCTGAAAGGCTTTATCCTCACCCTCGTTAAAATCCACCACCTTAGTGACATCGGCCATCGCCGCTTCCATCGTCACCGCACGGGCCACAGGAATAACCGCCGTCGCCAGCATGGCCGCAGTCCCGGCAGCATCCGACTGGGCATCGGCCATACGGGTATCTGCCGCCGCCATTCTGGAGCGAGCCGCAGACAGGGTTTTAAGCCGGTCTTTCTGCGTCGCCAACGCCTGATTACTGGCGTCAACCTCCCGCTCTAACCGGGCCTGTTCTCGGGCTAAATTGCCGGTATCGATGCCAGCGTCCTGCAACTCATCCTCTAACCGATTGAGTGACTGACGCTGTTTATCAATACTGTTTTTAAAATCATCGGACTTCTGACTGGCCTCATCAAAAGCAGCACCCAATCTTTTAACATTGGCCCGCTCTGACTCCAGCTGATCCCCCAGGGCATCGGCCTGCTTACGAACCAGTGCATACTCTTCTGACAGTTCAGCGGCATTGTACGCCCCACCTTCCATCTCATCCGACAGACGTTTCAGCTTACGGGTCAGCTTCGACTTTTCCAGAGCCAGGCTTTTCACCTTGCCTTCGGCCAGCTCTTTCTCTGTCGCCAGCCCCTTTAACGCCTGCCGGTTCTTACGAAAATCCGACAGGGTTGCCGCCAGATTTTTACGCAGGCCCGCATACTCGGCCAGACTCTTCTGAGTGGCATTCAGCTTTTTAGCCTCCTGCCGTTGTTCACGCAGAACATCAGTCAGACTCTTTGCATCCGCTGCCGCCCCCTTAATCGCCGGAGACATTTTATTTACGCCAACCAGCATCAGGTTGTATCTAGTTGCACTCATACTTTTCTCCGGGCATAAAAAAACCCGCCAGATGGCGGGTCTTCAAAAATAATAAAACGACTATAACACACCTAACTCAGCATGATAGTTAATCAATGTGGAATAACGGAACTCTGGGCTATTCAAAATATTCCGATCCTTCCGGGCCATCGCTTTAATGTATTTCTGAACATACTTTTCAAACTTCTGAGTAACAAAGTGCTCTTTTTCCATCAGACGGGTGTGCTCAGCGGAAGGGGTTTTAAACAGTTCAGCAGAGATATATTTTTCGTCGGTAATCAGCAAGGCTTTTGAAAAATCCAGCCCTTTTCCTTTTACCCCGTTCTGGCTCCCCCTGACCGTGATATAAGCAGCAGAATGGCGGATATTTGAACGCAAGGGAATAGCAAATGTCAGGTCATTAATACTGATAATAACCACCCCGTAACCACGGGTTTTTCCAACCTCCCAGCTACCTTCCCGGTTATCCAGAGCTTCCTTCAGATGAGTATGATCCAGATAAAATGACGCATCCAGCTTTTTTAACTGCATCCCTTTTAGCCTCCTGAAACGAAAAAGCCCCCATAAACAGGGGGCTTTCGGCAGTTATTCATTCTGTTTGGCGCTTTCAGTGTTTAACGTGGGGTACGCCTGCCACCACAGCTTTCTGTCTGGTAATTTCAGTGTTTAACGTGGGGCTTACCTACCACCACAACTGCACCTATAATCATAAGGCAATACACCCCACCCGTCTACCCCGCCAGCGCATAAAGCAAACCCGCCAGCGCATAAAGCAAACCCGCCAGCGCATAAAGCAAACCCGCCACCAGGCGGGTTTTATGTTTACCCACTCACCGAATCAACGCTGAACGCGGGGCGGCAATTTTCGCTTCCTGATAAATAGACGACAGGCGATTGCGGTAACTCTCATACCAGTACAATACCGAATTTAATTCCAGTGATAACTGATCAGCAATGCCTGGCTCTAACCGGACGGTCTGGCCTTCATGCTCTTTAAGCCATTTCACCGCCCACAACAGATCCAGATTCCAGCCACAATCATGCAACTGCTCAGCGGCTAAACGGCCATGCCTGCGATCAAACTCAGAAGGCATCCGCTTAGGGGAAAACGCCGTAACCTCCAACGGCATAGCCACCTGCTGTGGCTCAGCAGGCAAATAATCCCCCTCCAGCACATAACTACCCACAAACTGCCGGGCGCTATCCAACTGATCCGCAGGAATATCCGCAGCCACATCCACCCCATACGCCTTACGCACCTGCGCCCAGAGTCTCGACTTAGCCGATGCCCGTTGCTTGCCTTTAAGGTGAGAGATCTTGCCATCCACCAGACTGGATAAACGCTTCATCCCCTCCGATCCGATGACTTGGTCGGGTTGCGGCTCACTGGTTACCTGATCATAAGTGTGGATGACTTTCAGGTAGAATTCTGGGCTGATCCACATCGCATAGGAGTAAACCAGCTCTTTGCATACCCAAGTACCTTGATTAGTACCGCCACGCTTGATGTTGATAGCGTTATGCAGATCTGCATATCGGTTAATTTCAGCAATTAACTCTTGGGTTTGTTGAAGTCGTAGATATTGAGCAGGTAGATGGCGTTTTTCTCCGCCTGCAGCGTTATGCAGATCATTCAGGGAGAATAACCCGTCTAACATACGAATCTTGTTTGAGAAGATTGAGAGATGTGCGGCCATGATAGCCTCCTGTTGTTTTTCGAAGATTTCGCCCCATTTCGACGTGGGTGCCGGGAGGTTCGAAACGGTCAACAGTCACCGCGAGCTTATTTCCCCGAAGGGTATTCTATTCACTGCCCTCCCGACCGAACTGGCGTATTACGGACGCAACTCGGGCAGGGATTTTGCCAAATTTCAGGCACAAAAAAACCAACGCTTACGGGGTTGGGCAATCCGACTGTTGAAAAAGAGGTTTCGACGCCTCAGCCCTAAGGGTAGGGCTGAGAGGGGGCGGGTGTCAACTGGCTTATTCAGAAAAAAGTTTGACTAATTCGGTGTGTTCTTTCTTATCGAAGTATTGTTCAAGGAGCGTTAGTCCCTCTTCATGTATAGCCCATGGCACTCCAATTTCTTTCAGTTTTTTATAATCTTTTACAATCATCATAAAACGGAAGAAAGAAAATATATTAACATCGTTATCCCTTCTTTCCTTCAACATCTTTACCATTCTCGCATCTATAAACTGATCCAAATCTTTAATATAGACCACACCAAAAGCTTTCAGCTCACTAATAACATCTGATATCAGCCTATCAAAACTCCCATGATTATATTTCTTAACATTAATATTTTGATTTGAGACTAGGTCATCAAAAAACCTTACTATAGATATGGAGTTAATTTCTTCCTGAAGAACAGATTCATTATCCTCGCTATTTATTCTCTCACTATAGCTATCAATCTCTTTCGAAATCTCATCGAAACCTTTATCGGCAACCTCTAGTAATCCTGCATACAAGTATAGTTTTCTTTCTATATCCTTGGGCAACTCTTTAGAGAATTTATAACTCCTATCATGAGCAAGCTCAGCCCATGCATGCTGTAGCACAGTGCGAACTTGGATCTCAAAACTCAATCCCCCTAACGCCTTGTATTCGGGTAACTCTTTTCTACTTCCACCTAAAGAACATACATAATGGACTGAGCGATATCCTATTTTATCCTTAGACAAAGAGTCATCTTTATTAGATGAATTATTCTTGTCGACAGAAAATGCGGCTTCAACAATTTCACATACCTTTTTAACATCTGACTCAAAAAAAAGAATAGCTCTTATGCCAGATAGATCGGTCATCTGCCGTGTAGGGTCGGTATATGATTTCCTTTCAAATTTTTCAACTGCACTATTAAACTCTTTAGCACGACCAGATATTGAAAGATATTGGACATCATTGTCATTCAAAAGGCTTTTCAATATAGTACTGACAGACTCAGTTAGACTACTATAACGTGGTAAGTTTTCAGACAGCCATACCTTAAACTCATTCTTATCCATAATTAGCCATAGATCCTAAATTTAAATATTCAAACAAACTGTTTGCAGCAATGCGGAGCAATGCGGGACATCCACATTTATCTATCTGAAAGATAACAGGTTTTCTCTCAAATACCACCTAGAGATATCCCTAGCCTAGAGATCAGAAGAGTATCTCAGAGGGAAAACACAGACTTTACACATCTGACCTGAGTACCCTGGACGGGTACTCAGATCTTATAACAATGTGAATTATTCAGATGTGTATCTTATGCCAACTTAATATTTAGACAGTAGGCTCTTCACCAGTTATCAGATATTGAAGGAACTCCATCTGAGTCACTTCCTTTTGATCCGCAAACTGCCAGTTATCGTCATATCGCCGGTAAACTACAGAGCCTTGATACATCTCGTTGTTTTCTTTATCCCACCCCATTGGTATGGCAGAAAACACCTGCAATGTGTATTGAGTATCTGTTTTTTTAGGGGTAAGTACATCATTCGCCTTAAAGGCTATGATAGGTCCTTGAGTCCAAGCCCAATAGGTAACCTTTTTCTTACCTCCCTTGCCATCATCAATAGTTTTTTTTCTAGATAAGAACTTCAAATCCAGTGCACTACGAAAGCCAAAAGGTACTATATATGCCCAATGCGAATTATTTAAATCGCCTTTCTTTTGTGCTGCGTCTTCTGCCCCTACCATCGTAATCTTTGGAACAACCAACTCCTGAGAACGCCGCGGCTTTGGTTTCCACATCGATTTTAACAGATCAACTTCCTTCATTTTGACCTCTCATAATCTTGGCCAAACTTTTCTTGGAAGCACTGAGCGCTGACTTTATTTCTTTAGCTTTATCCTCTAACCCACGAAAGTGGAGCAAGGCTTGCTCCAGCTCAGTTCCTTTTAACCACTCCTGAACAATCGCAACTTGGTCAGAGTTACCACTAACAACCGCCTTAGCATCACCACCCAGTATGGCAAAACGATGCTTACAGTACTGACCATTTTCACCTGCTGGACAAGTACAAAACGCTGTTAAAACCTTTTCAGACAGCCGAGCAAACGAAACACGATAGGGATCAGCAGCTGATCCTTGAACCTCAAACTGAACTTCCTGCATACATAACATCCTTGGTAACTTGAGCATATGTACAAGTTACCAAAAATATGCATATAGCAACCCTAGGGAAAACCCTAGTCCGTCTCAATTTGAGCTTAACCTGCTCCCGCAATTTGCTGGCACTGGCAATGCGGGACATCCACATATTTTATTTCAAAACAACCTTCACTCTATACGGGACACCCACCTTTATCCATCTGAAAATAAAGTATTTTCACACCCTAACCACCCTAGGGATACCCCTAGTTTTTTTACAGGCATCCCCAGAAACAAGAAGGCCCACACTTGACGGACTAAGCTTCAAGGAGCAAAGAGGCCAGAGATATGGGCGCGATTGCTATATAAGTTATCATGTATTCCCACGCGTCCAAGTCCCCACCGACCCCAAAAATTAAATGCGATAGTCATAGCGGCCGTCTCCTTTGTTTAAGCTGCTTGATTAACTGGTAGTAACGCCTTAATGCGGTGTCGGCAGGCCAGTTTGCGATCTGTTCATCACTGGCTGGGGTGTTGAGTACGATTAGGTCGGTGAGGACTTCGATATCTTCCGGGCTGAGAAGTGATCCCCGGTTTTTGACAAAAAATCACTCACCTTTAGCTGTAGGCTTTTGCCATCCGGT